ATAGTTGCACCTGCTGCATTTACGTTTGTCGCATCTGTTACGTCTGCAGCATCCTCTACATTTATCATTGTTCTAACTGCTGCTGGGGCTATCTCTTCTGTAACACCTGCGCCAATAGTATCTCTACCTAAAAGTCTATCTGTGGCTGAAACGTCTTGTATCTTAGCATAAGTAACTGCTTTAGCCGTAATAGTTAAAGCACCGTCTCCTGTTACCTCCCCTGTATGTGTGGCATTAGTAACTTTCGCCGTATTGGCTGTAACATCAGTATTGTTACTTACCTCAGTATCAAAATCACTTATAGTTGAAGCTGCTTGTGTCCCTGTATGATTAGCCCTAGCTAGTGTTTCTGCAATAGTTTTTCCACCATCCTTAACTTTCTTTCCTGTTACCCCATCATAAATAGCAATATCCTCATCAGTAGCCCCGGCAGGCCCTACCAAATCCCCTGTCCCTAAAGAAACAGATAAGTCCCCTGCTGTTATCTTCTTAGTAGTACCTTTAGTACTGTCAGTTGTATCACTAACATCAACAATAGGAAAGACATCATTATTCGCAGACGTAGTTAATGCTGTTAATTCTGTTATTGTTTTTGTGTCTGCCATTTATTTATCGCTAACTTTAGTATAAGATGTACTTGTATCACTAACGTCTGTCCAAGTACCACTCTCGACCCCCTTGCTAATTACTATATAATCGGTAGGCCCTTCTGTTATAATAAATTCTCTTAGTCCCTCTGTAGCTAAGTGTATTAACCCTCCAAGAGAAATCCATATACTACTTGTGTCTGCTACCTTTGTAAATCCAGCTGTTTTGTCTGCCACCTTTGTATACTGAGTTGTGTTGTCATAGTATAAATCAGCATCATAAGTATAATCAGTACTGTCATAAATAATTAGAGTGTCCTGTACCTTTGTGAATCCAGCTGTTTTGTCTGCTACTTTTGTAAACCCAGTCGTTGTATCTGCCACTTTTGTGAATCCAGCTGTCTTATCTGCTATCTTTGTAAATCCAGTCGTTGTGTCTGTTACTTTTGTGAACCCAGTCGTTGTGTCTACTACCTTATCGTACTGGGTCGTGTTATCATAATATAAATTATCATCATAAATATAACTAGCACTATCATAGGGGATTAGAGTATCCTGTACTTTTGTCCAACTTGACATTATAGCCCTCCATACTCATCCCTGATAATAATCATATCCCCATCATCGATATTCCTCTGTATCACCTCTTGCTCCATATCGTCTAAACCAGTCCTGAAAAGAGCCATGTAATTATTACCCTCGTTATGCTTTCCTGCTGTATAACTTCCCTTAGCCGCAGCATACAAAGGTAATAAATGATCGTAATCAATAGGTAAACCTGAAGTAGCCGCATCCAAACTCATATCGGTAAGGTCTTCTATATACCATAACCATAAGCCATCGGTAACTGCACTTGAAGGGGCTGGATTAAGTTCTATATTATCTCCCCTAACCATATATTTAGGATTGCTCTCTAAGTAAGTCGTGTTTACTGGGTCATTCTCGGCGTTGGCGTCCATTCTATCGCCTTTGTATCTGCTAGTTGAAGCACTATATCCTATTTCTAACCTAACTATCTTCCTGAGGTCGCTAGGGAGCCCGTAGAGCTCCTGGTCGGCAACTAAGTCAGCCTTAGTAAGCCTAACATTATAATCTTGCCCTAGGGATAAAAGTCTGTTGAAGGTAAGGTCTCTGGCTGTGTTTAAGTCTCTCTTAACCTGTGTTAAATCAGGGGCTGTAGTAGTACTTACAGTCATATTGAGTAAATCTCCCGCCTCCGTTTGCATATTGACAAAAGTCATTGTGTTGTGTACTTAGTTAAACAACCCCAACAACCCCTTTTACTTATATATAATTATAACATACCTACATTAGCACGTTACGTACCTCTTCTGGGAGTATAGACTTGTATAACTCAACTAGTTCTTCTGTATTTTCCTTTATATCTCGGTTTTCTTTCACCCACTTCTGGCTTCTTTTAACCATTTTCTTACCCTTTTTACCCCCACTCTTAATATCTTCTATCATTTCCCTCAGCCTCTTAGCAAACTCTTCTGGGGTTTTGTAAGTCCAAGCGTCCTTACCACCTGTTACTACTGCACTGTAAGGTAACATATCCTTTACAAGCACAGGTACTCCTAATTGGCTAAATTCTATGTACTTAATCTCACTCTTGTACTTGTTAAAAGGCTGATCCTCTAGTGGAATAATAGCTCCATCTAGCCCCATAGTCTTTAATCTGTAGGTGTATCCCTTCCACGGAGTCCAGGAGTAGTAAGTAATTCTGTCTTTAATCCTCTTAAACTGATTCTTGTAATAGCTTCCCATAATGTGTAGGGTAACTTCAGGGTAATCTTCTAGCACGTCTGCTAACTCCTTGTGTATCTCTTGCCAGTCTCCTAAATGACTAACTCCACCTTGCCAACCTAGTCTAATCTCTTTCTTCTTTTTATCTTTAGGCTTGAACTCCCCCTGAGGGTACATACTAAAGTCTAAACTATTAGGTACAACTCCACCAATAGCACTGTCTTTGGCATACTGCATATAATACTTTGTCAAATTAGGCACAGGACTGGTAATTAAATCAGCAGTTCCTAACATAAACAGTAACCCCATTTGCCCCCACAAGTTTTTGTAACAATTAAACCCTTTTGTATCCCCAGACACCCACACTGGTTCTACCTCACCATCTTTATATTTCACCCAAGCGTCTTGAGTGCCAAACTCCTTGTAGTGCTCACTTGTAGGCAACACCTCAAAAGTATTATCATCGTGGTCAAATACCACGGGCTTCTTAGGGTCTACATTAACTTTGAGCTCTCTAACGTAAGGAGTACTACCCAGTCTTCCAACCACAATATCAGCCCTGTCTATAAGCTTTAATTGGTCGTCTTCTTTACCAGACATAAGATGACTCTCAACATCGTCTCTTGACTGAAACTGCTCGTGCCAAGTACGTATTCTGTACCAGCCACACCCACCGTCGTCTACAGGCAGGAATAACACTCTTAAAGGTCTCTTCTTCATAGAAATTTACCCCAAACTTAAATAGTCTTCCCGTCTACAGTTAAACAATACCTACCAGTTTCGTCTTTAACAAACGCTTCCCTAAACTTCGCCCTATTAGTTAATACATCCTTCCCCCATATCTTTTCTGCTACATACACCATTTCTATTGGAATAGAAGCTATACGCCTGTACTGCCTCTTAGGACTCCAGTTATCATCATGTGCCTTTCTCTCTGTATTATCCTTGAAGATACCCTCTGGGTCACTGTCAACAACCTGTTTCATACGATTCTTACGATTATGCTCCATTAACTCGGCTATTTTAACAGCCAATATCTTCTCTTGTTCTTTATTCTTGGGAGCAAGTGCACGAAGTTTGTCCTCAACTTCTTCTTTGCTTTTAATGGGGTTACCCCTGTCATCAAATATCATACAATATTATAACACAAAAGGGAGGTTTCCCTCCCTCAGTGTAACATATTAACTTAGACTAAGTGGCTATTAAACCGGTTAGTTTTCCATTAAATTTGTCTGCTTTCGCCTCTAGCGTTAGCTCTCCAACAATCGCACCATTCTTTGCGTCTGCTGTGAGGGCTGTGTCAATCTTCTTGACTGGTCTTAGCTGTGCTACTGCCCACATGTCTTTGCTTAATGCGCAAAGTACCGTGGAAGTCATTTGGCTATCACCGGAAACACGAAGCATGCCAAACGGAGACTCATAAACATCAACTGCTGATGTGAAAGTCTTTTGTCCGTCTACATATCTTCTGTTTGCACTTGCTAGTTCTGCTACTGCTCTCTTCTGCCTGAAGGAGCCAAGTAACCAATCTGGGCTACCACCATCAGAATAAATATCTTGCAGAAGTCCGTTAAGCTCAGCCTCATATAGAGACCTGCTTGACGCAGCCGTAGCGGCCTGTCCACTTCCTGTTGATATATTATCCGTGATAAATGCTAGTATTCCCTTCAATCGTCTACCTGTACCACTCGCACCTGAGTTTGCTGTTCCAGTTATAAGTGCACTCTCAATATCTCTTCCGATTTCTTTGAGGGCTACCTGTACTCTGAATGCGTACTCGTCTTCCATGCCAGCTGGGTTTACTGCCCTTTGAGTTTCAGAGACTTGGAAAGTCTTACTGAAAATCTGTGAGTAGTTACCTGTCCTGTCTGGAGATGTTAGTGTGCCATAAGAGAAGGTTGCACCTTCAATTGCGGCGTTAGTTGCAGCAGCGGCGTAATCATACGTACTCCATTCGTGGTAGGAGTTCGATGCGGATACTTTCTTAAGACCTGAGAACACAGGTGTGTCCATTTGACCAATCTCTGTTAAGACATCGGTTAGGTCTTCCTTGTTAGTATCGGCATGATACGTCATATATACTGCCATATTATTTACTATTAAAATTAAGAACCCCGTCTTAACCCCTACTTAGGCATTGGTGCATACTTCTTTAAGAACCTGGTCATGTCACCAGACTCCTTGGCAGCTTTAAGCTCCGATTGTCGCTTATCGTCTACCTCTTGTACTCCACCGGCTTGTTTCTCTGAGTAAGCAGAACTCTTCTGGGACTTAGCTTTGGCGTCTACTATAGCATCAAAGTGCATTAGCCTGTAGGCTGTTTCGGGATCACTTATCTGATTCCCTTTCTGCATTTGACTATCCATATACTCCGCTATGTCCTGCGGTACTGCTTTAGGCATTCCGTCTTTACCATTGTGCTCTGATTCAAGTCTGTTCATCTCACTGATAAACATATTCTTCGCAGTCTCTTGCTTTTGAATTACCTCTAAGTCCTCTTGTGTAACAACACCGAGCTTCCTGAGTGCGTCCTTAGCCTTTTGAGTCTGCTGCTCTTGCATCTGCTGCTCTGGCGTAAAACTTGCCGCCTTCTCCTTCTCAAGCTTTTCTGCCTCGATATTAGCCTTTAATTCCCGCAACTCATTGCGTTCCTTAACGACCTCATCAAACCTGTCCTTTGGAATTGCTTGTGGTTCCTTTGAATCACTTGCCTCCTCGGTTGGGTTATCCTGTGCATCCTCCTGGGTGATTTCCGTCTTCTCTGACGTTTCCATAGATTCCTCTACAGTGCTTTCTTCTACTGGTGCTGAATCAGTAACGGGGGCTTCCGCACTACTCACAGCTTGTTTACCTTCATCCATATTAAGGTGTCCACATTTTAACGTCTTCTGTGACGAACGGACTAAAAATTTATTTATAAAGAGCCGTGGGATAATACCCACAGAGCAAGCAGTTGTGGGGTTTAAACAACTACCTGCCCCCTAAGTACTATATAGTTATACTCTATTTTATCATATCTCTAAGGTCGTTCCTGGTTCAAGTTCTGCCTCTGGGTCTATCTGTGGCCCTTGTTCGGGCTGCATGGCTTCCATTTCTTCTCTCATTCTACCTTCCTCTTCTTCTGGGTCTATGTCGTAAGCTTCTAATAAAGTTCTGTTACTAATTGCACCCATTTCTCTTAAGTTCTGCATGATCTCTTTCTTACCTTCCTTTGTGTAGGCTGTCCCACTGGTTATTCTTACCTTAACCTCTGGATTCATAGGAATAGATACTACTGGCATATCATAAGAGTCTGCCTCTACTTGTTGTCCACCACCTATTATACCCATCTTCTCTCCCCTCTCTGTTCTGAAAGGTTTAAGTAATTGCTGATACTGGTGTCCCATTTTAAGTATGGCTTCTCCTAGGTCTTCTAAAGCACCTGCTAGGTTACTTATAAGGTCTGAAAGGTTTACATAGTTATTAGCTACAAGCGTTTCAATGGCTATACCACTCTTGACTCCTGCTGGTGTCTGTCCTAAGAAGGCTTCGTTAGCAGCACCAATCTGTTGCATGTACTGGCCTAACTGTCCTATCTGCCTTTCTACATCATTACCTTGTGGCTTCATGTCCATAATCTCTGGTTTAAACCCTGGCTTATACTCTATCTTCTGCCCGTGTGCATTGGTTATATTCTTAACTCCTGCACCTTTTGGCACTAACATCTTCCCTTTGTTAAAGATAATGTTGTACTGTAGTCTGCTTGTTTCTAAGTAATTGAGTGCCTTGTTAATATTTACTATGTTCTTAACCCAACCCTCTCCGTACACTGTACTCAGGTTTATGTCTGGCTTGTAAAATACAAAAGGTAAAGCTTCAAATTCTGTTAATTCGTTTCTTAGTATTTCATTCTGGCAAGTGGTTATTACCCTAACACCATCCTTAGTCATACACCACGCCTCATGTAATATAACGTTGCCCTCAACAGAACCTGCATCGTGGAGGTTGTTCATGATAAGGTCTTTGTAATCACTCTCACTCATTTTGCTCGTAGTCTGTATCGTCTCTAAAGCCTCTTGGTCGTAGTTACTATTGTCTTTAACTAACTCTAAAGGTTTACTCATGACCTTAACAATATACCTGGCATCTTTAGCTGTTGTGGCGTAAGGGTCTATATAAGTATCAAAGGGGTCTAGGTTGTCTACCCATACATTACCTTCACCGTAATCTGCATTGGCGTCATACCCGTACTGGAATATCCCTAAGCCATAAAGTAATCCGTATAATACAAGTTTATTGGTCTTGGCTGATATACCAAGCCTGTCGTATTCAAAGCCTAAATACTCTCCTAATAGTCTACTCTCCTGTGGGTCTAGGTCTCCATAAGGTAAGGCGTCTACGTCCCATTGTGGCTGTGTTCTCATGACTGCGTTGCGAACAGCCCTAGTAATCATGTAAGTGTAATTGATATAGAAGTTGAGTGGGTCTTTAGCATCCTTTACTATGTTGCCTGTTACCGGATCGTACTTAATATTCTGGTATCCCATGTAGTACATATAGTTGACAAACCACTGCAATTCTACATTAGTCCCCCTCCAGTTTTTACTCTCTTCAAACTTCTTCTCTGTATAGTCTAACCAGTATGTTTTATCATACTTTTTATCACTCTCTTTCTCCTGATTGATTTGGGCGTTGCTCTTAGCCATATTGTGTTTCTCTTAATTAAACAACCCCTACTTCTTATCTTTCCCTATATAATCTCCTATTTCCTCTATTGGTACATACCTCTCTTCAATAGCTTTCTCTTCCTCTTCCTCTGCCTCCTGTGGAGC